ACGCCCTTGGAGGACGGCAGCGGCTGGCGCATGGGCGGCATGGCGTCAATTTCAGCCTTTGGCTTGGGCATCCGCAAGCCTTTTGGCGTCATGGGGGCGGTCATACGGGGCATTTACTTGCCTTTCTTGGCCGTTTTGGCGCTGTCCTTGAACGCTTTGGCAGTCGGAGCGCCTTTAGCGCCTGGCTTACGCATCTTTTCGCCCGATCCAGCGGCAATACGCTCACGCTTGGCGTTAATGTTGGCGTAGAGACCCTTTTTCATGAGCATTTCCACCGCTTAAGACTGGCTTTGGCGCGTTCGCCGTTCTTGGCCTTGGCCGCAACAGCGCCCATGCGGGCGCAGAACGACGCCTTGCGGCCTGCGTCGGCCTTCGTCTTCGGGTTCGGCGCAGGCGGCTTCAGGTTGGAGCCAGTCTCGCGGTTGTACTTGGCCCGGCCCTTGGCCGTCAGCCCCGCACCCTTGGACGCAGGCAGTTTTTCGCCACGCCCCACGGCCAGCGAGACAGACTTTTTCTTGTCGGCCATTCTTAGCTGCCCATCCAGGAAGTGGTTATACCGTTTCCAGAATATGCTGTGCGCGTTTTCTTGTCAACGCGCGCTTCGCGGTGCGCGACCGGAAACGCAAATGTTAGCGCGATAGCGTCTGCGGCGTCCGGCGACGCCAGCCCGCGTGACTTCATGTCTTTCTTTGATTCCAGGAACAGCGTCCCCCGGCTGTCCGGCTTCGTCTTGGGGCCGATAAGGTCAGACTTCAGGTGCCGGTCGCTGGGGATGGCCGCCGTCTTGAGCCAGTCACGCATGGCGCCCCACATCTCGGCGCGCTTGTTACCCCACATGATCTGGTTCTTGGCTTTGTTGCCAAAGTTGACGCCCCGGATGCTGTAGCGTTGTTCCTTCAGCCGATCCACGACACCCGCGCCCAAGCCGCCCTCGTCGATGCACACCAGCGTTGGCTTGAACTCCTCAATGGCATCAATGACGTGGCCGACCACTTCCATCGTGTCGGCACCGCGATGCCGGCGCAATTCGATGATGTCCCGCCCGCGCCGAATGGCAATGACGGTGGCATCACTGCCGAACCGCGCCGGATCGACGCCAATGATGATGGGCGCGCTGTCGTCCTTGTAACGCGGACGCTTCATGGCATCATCCACGATGCTTACCGGCACGAACTGGTCATCACCTTCGCTGGGGAACTGCCCATAAACTTCAACGTTGGCCTGGTAGCTGTCCGGGCCGTATTCGTCGATGATCCGCTGATAGACGTTTTTGTCGGTTCCTTCGACTTCGCGCGCGTCGATGTTGCGCTGCAACCAGAAGTCCCGTTTGGAGTTGAACGTCTCGTAGAAATAGCCTGTGTTGCGGCGTGGGTTGGAAAACGCCAGATGGAAGCGGTGCGGCGTGTTCTCCGTGAAGAAGCCGTCCGCCACCGACCAGATGCTGTCGGGGATACCGCTGGCTTCGTCGAACACCAGCATCACGCCGTCCCAGTTGTGAACACCAGCGTACGCGTCGGGGTTTTCTTCCGACCACAGCCGGCCTTCGACCGACCAGTAGCGAGTGCCTTTCTTCAGGTCGCGTTCGACAATCTCGGTCATCCACTTGGCCGGCATGATGCGCGTGGCGGCGATTTCAAACCAGTGGCTGTTCAGCGACATCGCCAGCCACTTGGTAATCTCGGCCCAAGTCACCGACCGAAGCTGCGCTTCCGAGTTGGCCGACACGATGGTCGTGCTGCCAATCCGCGTGGACAGCATCCAGATAACCAGCCAACTGACCAACGCCGACTTGCCAATCCCGCGCCCGGACGCCACCGCCATGCGGAAGGTGTTGAAATCGATCTTGCCGTCGTTCTGCTTGATGTGGTCGCGTATGCTGACCAGCACGTCGCGCTGCCATTTGCGCGGGCCTTTGAAATGCTCCAGCGGCGTCCCTGGGTCGCCCCACGGAAACGTCATCAACACAAATGCCAGCGGGTCATTCTTGATCGACGGCGACCACAGTCGCGTCATCAACTCCATCTCGTCCGCTGCGGAGTAGATTGGCTGCTGCATTGGTGCGGTTGTCCTCTAATGGCGTCAGTTCCGTGTACAGACCTTCAATGACGCGCGTCTGCGCCCGCTCCAGCGCGGAGATGACGCTGATCTGCTGGTCAATGGATACGTCGATCTGCTGCTTGGCCACCCAGCCATGCTGGTGCTTCAGAATATCCAGCGCCGCCTTGGCGTCGCCGCCCGCAGCAGCATTGTAGAGCGTCTTGGCGGCGTTCATTTCGCCGTCCGACCGGCCTTTCAATTCGGCCAACTCCACGAGCGGGTCAAACTCCGCCAGCCGGCGATACTGCGCCGGAGTCAGCCCGGCGGCCATCGCCAGGCTGTCGCCGCGCAAGCCGTATTTTGCGGCTTCGTAAATTGCTTCCAAGCGCGCCTCGGTAGCTTCCGGGCGCTCCGGCGCAAAGGGCAATGAGTAGAAGGTCATGGCGCGCAAGCATACGCCAAGCGCCGGGCGCCGGCAAGGTGGGTTGTAAAACTTTTTGTTACCATAAAAAAATTTTGCAAAAAATTGTTTGCGGGTGGTGCTGTGACAGTCACTCGCCCCGCCGGCCCTACCCCCCCCCCGCCTGCCCGGCGCCGGAACTCGCCAGCTTACAGCGGTGGCGCGCAGCGCGTGGGCCTTTTGGCCGTTGGGCGGTTTGGGCAATGCAAATTCAGGTCGATGGCGCGGCGGCACACATGGCCTATTCAATACGCCATATGCGAACGCCGCGAATGCCAGCTTCCGTCACCATGCGGCCAGCAAACCGTGGCGTTCCATACCGTTTGTAAATCGTGGCGGCATAAAGATACGGCTTGCTCTTAACGATGGACGGCGCGTCATCCGGGTAAAAAACGCTATCGCCAATTTCCATCGTGATGAATGGATATTTTGATTTGTGGCTGTTGCGCCCGGCGAACGTGCGCGCGCCTGGCACCGGAATACCCTTGTCAAACATTGTGTCAGTCTCCGCTAGGCAAAATAGCCTAATTGCCCATAACTACCTTTAGCGTTCTAGGCAACAGTTTTGTTAGTCCAAAAGCAATTTTTTATGCAAGCACCTAAAACGCCAAACCAAGGGGGCGGGTTGCGCGGGGAGAGGATAAGCGGTTTGGGCAATTTAAGCATGCCGATTTCAATCGCTGCCAATTTCGCGCGGCGTCGGGTGGCGGCGGTGCGCCAGCCCTACTGTTATACCTATATAATACACTTATAAATCCCCCAAAAGATAGTGTTATGAATATGCTTAGATGACCTAAGCCATTGTCGCGCGGGCGTTATTTCGCCCTGGTTCCACGACAATCCGCCGCCTAACTTTTTGCTGAACGCCTTGCCAAAAATTTAGTCAAAAACTGTTTGACAAGCTTGGGCCGCGTATGCGACAAAGCGGCATCAACAGAGAGGAACCTAACCCATGTACAACGTAATCGCCCGCAGCCACGGTATCGCAACTACCATCGTCGCAACCTATGACACATGGGCTGAGGCCGTGCTGGCCGACTGTGACAAACATCGCTTCGAATACGCCGACACTGACGTGACGACGCTCACCGTCGACCAGTACAACGACGGCGCTGAGCGCGCCGCCCGCCAGCAGCGCAGCTACGATGCGTGGGTGCAGCAGGGCGCGATGCACTGATCCTCCTTCCCCCCCCATCGCCCCCGGCCAACCGCCGGGGGCCACCCACCGGCGCAAGCCGGCCCACCATCCGCTAACAGAGAGGAGCCTAACCCATGACGCCGCTGCAATCCGACGCTCTCACCATGCTGGCGCTGTTCATCTGCTTGGCCATCCTGGCCATCATCTGACAGCCACCATAAGGCCGCCCGTTACGGCGGGCGGCCATATGGCGGCTGGCAATCCTGCCAGCGTCAACAGTGAGGGAACCTAGCAATGATCACCATCGAAATTCAGACAGACGTTCTGCGCGCGGCCATGATCTGCGCCAGCACGGAACAAGCCCGCTACTATCTGAACGGCGTTTACGTGGATCCCGCCGGCTATGTCGTGTCCATCGACGGGCCTCGGCTTTTCTGTTGCGAGATTGACCTGCAAGGCTCTGATGTCGCGCCTGGTTCGTTCGCCGGATGGATCATTCCATCCGACGCTATCAAGCGCGCGCTGCAAGGCTATAAACTGCCCACAATCCTGATCGCTCCCGATCGCGTGGGCGACATTATGTGCAAGCCTGTGGATGGCTCGTTCCCGGCTTGGCGGCGCGTGGTGCCAACCGCTGACACGCTGTCAGGCGTTACCGCGCAATTCAACCCGGCCTACGTTGCCGATATGGGCAAGATTGGCGCGCTGTTGTCGCCCA